TTAAAGTTGGAGCCGGACCAATTGAATATTTTGAAGTTGTTATTTTTACATTATTTGAGATTATTTTTGTTGCAGATTCAGAATTAAAAATTTTGACACCTGAATCATCGGTTATGTCTTCTACGAGACCAAAAGAATTAAATGATTTTTGTTCAATTACTTCTTCTACATCGGATGAATTCGCTACTAAAGTAATTAATGAGTATTTTGCCTGTAGTACGTTTCTTATATCAAATGATTCATTGGAAGAAAATCCAATTGATATTGCATTATAAATTTTATTGATTGTTTCTGATGATTCTCGTGTGAGATAGTTTGTTAAACTCGTCAACAGATCAAAATCAAAATATTCACTACTTCCTATATTTACTACCTCTATTCCTATTACTTTATACTTTCTATTTGAAAACGTAGTGTCGGGAGAAGACAATACTTGTGTCATTAGACGTATTTTTGCCCCTGATCCAGTATCACTTAAAATGGGTATCTCTGGATTATTATAAGAAATATAAACATCCGATATTGATTTTGCATCAATTTTCTTATAAAGTAGTTTTCCTTTATAGTTAGGCATTTTTATGTCTGGAACAGGAATCCATAAGTTATTTGTTGATACAATCTTATTTTCTGCTGGTAATGTATAAAGATACAAATACTCATAACCATCAGAATATTTTTGTATTCCATCAGTATGTGTTGGTATAGTGGTGGCTATGGTTGTTTCATCATTAGAGTTTGTATTAAATTTATTATTTCCTATTACTAAATAAACTCTATTTCCAGAAACGACATAATAATTATTTAAATTATCTGTGTATGAATTCCAAGTTTGATATGCAGTTGAGCCAAAGGAAATCTTCTTTGTTACCAAATCAACTTCAGATGGTTCTATTTTTTTAAAAAACGATGCTTCTTTATATGCATCATTTCTTCTTCTTTCACTGTTGGAAGGTACAGTAGATGGATCAATTGATCCAAGATAAAAAGACAGTATTCTAGAACCAGATTTAACTGTATTTACAAATTCACTAGCATTCTTTACAGAAAGATTAATTGAACTTGTTGATATTGATGGCATGTCTTATCCTATGTTAGCAGCTTGTTATACCAATATTTGGGTTATCTTCATATGGTAAAAATAGAAAGTCCGATATATTTATATTACCAAAAGCAGTAATACCTTTAATTGTCCAATTTGGATGTTCGTGGGTTGACATATTTGCTGAATTTGCTGTGATTCCTCTTGGAGGGGGAGACGCAGAACTACACCCAGTTGTGTAGTCTAGACTTGCTGTATCCCCCATATTATATACTATATAATTTCCTATTTTTGGAACTTCATATGCAGCGGTACTTACTCCAAATTCACTTTCATTGTATCTATAGATATTTTTATCTTCTTCTATTAACGCAGAAAATGATGATGAATACTCACTCGCTTGAGAAGAATATAACATTCCAAATGGATGCAAAAACTCTTCGTATATTTCATTTAACATATCTAAAGATATTGTTTCTGTATAGAAATACTGTATAGTTAAGTCATAGGCAGAATTTATTTGTACACCTACACTATAGATTTCATCGAATAATGTCGAAAACAATATATTTACAGCTTGAGAAGTTCCTTTTCTTTGATAAAAATTTAATTTTATATTTGTAATGAGTTCTATTATATTTTTTATGTTTGGTGTATAATTATACTTTAAAAATATTTCAGACAGCCCTGGTAAATGACTATTTAATGCAGTTAGATACACATTCTCATCGTAGCTATTTGGATCTATATAATCAAATATTTTATTTGCATATATCCCAGATAAATTAAAACAATAATACCAATCATAATAATGCTGAAGAAATTTAACAAATAATGTTTTACCTTCTAAATCCTCTGAAACTAACCACTGCGGCAAATAATTTTTAACATCAAATACCCTCGGACATCCCTCTATAGGAACTATTTCAGATGATCCTGGAAGTTCGCTAATTATAGTTTTGATGAAATCGGCAGCATCAACAAAGGTTTTTGATCTATCAAATATTGTTGCGTAATAATGCAGCATTTAATTTTCCTTACACAGTTCCATACTGATACACAATACCCATTATTCCTCTAGAGTTTAAAAACTCTAACAATGCATCTTGGTCTGGAGTAGTACCTGATATACTGACATATATTTTACCGGGTTCATCAGCACTTGTTGTTAAAGTGATCTGGTCTTCTGTTAAAGCAAAATTTGCTTCAATTAAAGATGCCTTTATATCTGCTTGTGTTACATTTCTATTTTGTGCTGCAAAACTTCTCGGAATAAAAAATCTCAGAGAATCAGTGGAAAGAGTTTCTCTTCCTCCTGCACTGGTTGTGTTTACATATAAGGTGGCGCCATTTAATGGGCTGGTATATGTTATAGTACTTATACCATTTGCAGAGGGACCTGATGGTATTAAATATGAAATTCTAACGGCTGTATTTGTTGTGAATGGTTGTCCTATGTATTCTCCTGTTTCTGGATCAATCATTCCCGATACAAATTTAACGTCATATCCAGATCCATTTGTTTCTAGATAATAAATTTTAGTATTTGAATATAAATTAGGTTCAACAACATTGCCTCTTCTATAAACTTCATAGCTTCCAGTTCCATCTACATCTACTTCCACTGTTATGGTCCTAAAATCAAAATTTTGATTTGGAATAAAACAATTTTGTTTATCTAAATTTAAAGTAAATTGCTGTTTAATAACAGCACTTTGAGCTTCATAGACATCAAATGTAGCAGTATTTACTGTTCCGTCATTTGAAAACTCCACATCATCGACTGTGTAAAAATTCCTAACAATTCCATTCGGCAATCTTCCTTCAAATTTTGAATATGCAGCAATAGAGATCGGAGTTGTGTTTGGATCAGTTATAGTTAGATTACTTTTTGACGAATATTTGTTCTGGATCAAAAAACCATGTAGCTTTGCATGTGACTGTAATGACTCTATTTTTTGTGCAGAGTCCAAGAACATTTCGTTTACTAAAATATTCTGAAACACTAATTGGTAATATGTGTTATAAGTTAGCAAATCAAGTATAGTGGATATAGCAGATCCCTCATAATCAAAATCAGTAAAATATTCTTTACTAGAAATATAATTTTTTAATGAGGTTTTTATTCCGTCAAAACTTAAATTAGAAAGATCTATAGGAGGTATTGCCATTTATCAATCCTTAGCTTGTTGTTACCGTAGTTGTTTCTGTTACCGTCTGCCCAGTTTCTAGTACATATTCATAATCAATAATAATTTTATTTTCTGAACCACTTGTATCTATTGATACCGATATGAGATTTACCCTTGGTTCATTTACCCTAATAGCAGAATCAATATCTCCAAGTACTGAAAGAGTAGTTTCTCCAGCATATTCAAATAATAAGTTTTGAACTGCCCCACCATAAGAATAATTAAAAGATTTTTCTCCCTTTAATGTCAGTAATATATTTTTCAGTGATTGTTTAATAGAAGTAGAATCCTGTACAAGATTCAAATCTCTTGTAAATGGATTCGGCATAAAATTAAAATCTATGTCTTTATATTTTGCCATAAAAGTATGTATTATTCCTTTTCTTCTTCTAAAGTTCTAACCCCATCTCTTATTAAAATTAAATCCATTTTATGATTTGTATTACCAGATATTACATGCTTTATAGTAGAAACCATCCAATATCCAGTGTATTTCATATACTGAGAACTTACATTCGCAAAAATTCCATATTTTCTTACGATTGTATCCAATTCTTGCTCGAATGGTTTAGGTTCTAACAGATCTAATTCTATCAAATCCCCAGGTCGTATTGTTATATCTCCCATGATACTTATTGCAATTTGTTGGGAAATCAATGCCGCTTTGTGTGCTAAAGATATTAAAGGAACATATCCTGGAGTATCCCAAAATGTTGCAACTGTTTTATTGAATCTTAGATAATAACTGTACATTTCTCCTATACAAGGACAATTGCAGCTAAAAGGAGATTGTGGATCTTCAATATCACATCCCAACCATTCGCTTCCTAACAGCTCTTCTATCAAAGAGCATTCAGATGACCTTGAAAATAAACCATCAAGATATGAATCGGATGGTTCATCGAATGTTATTCCACCACTTCCTCCACTTGGACCAGAGCTATCTTTTATAGCGTTTTTTAATGCTAATTTTGCTTCTTTCTCTGTTTCAAACAATGACACCAATTTATAGAGTGTTGGGGCAGTATCAGAGTTTGTTTGCTCATCAAACACACTTTTAATTATTGCATATTGCTCTGGATTCTCGGCATCTGCTATAAAAATTTTTTCAATGTCTTCTGGAGAAAATAGTAAAAAATTATCTTTACAGAATTGCAGTGTAACTATTTCACTCGTATATGGTCTTATTTCTTTACAGGGACAATTACACAATGGATCATCATCGGGACATCCTATGTTTGAAACTGGACCTTTTGGATTAGCACAGATATAGGATTTGTTCATTGCATGAACTGTTTCTGTATATACTACTTTTTTCTTTGGTATATACTCAGTTAATAGCCCTATTATTGCAAAATCTGTATTTGAAACTGTCATAGTTCGCACTCTCCGTTGCAATTTCCATCATGTGCATTTTCAGCAGAAAAGTAAAAGAATCTCTTTTTCCTAACATCAGTCGGAAAATTTCTCGGTTCTATTCCAACCTTTAATGCATCTTCATATGAAACTGATGCCATCTTAACTACATGTCCAAATGGAGTTGCAATACACTCTACTGCTTCGCTGTCACCAATTAACCTCTTATATCCCCCAATTGGCATCATATCAAATCCCTCTGGATATCCCCCTGCTGCAGCATCTCCAGTTGCCTGAATACCAGGACCAATTAGTACTTCATTTGTAAATGTTGGTCCATCTGGACCAGAAAAATCGTACGCCTCAGTGGGAAGAGGGTATTCAATTGGTGAGTGCTGATAATAAATTAGTCCAGTAATACCTTCATAATTTTCTGGGTATCGTCCAATTTCTGGAGTATATTCACCAACTGGTAAAAGTTTCCTGTTCATTATTTCATTTAAATTATATGCTCCTGTATAATTATCAAGACGACCTTTGGCAGAATCTTCTCTCTCCACAACTAAAAATGGAGAATATTGGCTATTATGAAAAGTTAAAGTAAGCCCTTCTGCTGATTCACCACCATAAAAAAGATCTCTTATGTATTCAAATGCGATTGATCCTGTTGGACCGCTCACTCCTTCTGTTCCACCAACCGGAGCAAAAAATATTTGTCCAGAATAAAGTCCGCTTACACTATTTTGTCTATACCCTGCAGGCGGATCTATATAATGTGGTCTGTAAAAAATTTGATCAAAATCATCAAAAAAATACATCGCATTCAAACCAAATTCACCTGGAACTTCTCTAGAATAATAATCAGAATCTCCAGTTAATCCTTCTTCTATTTCTTCTTCTGTTAAAAAATGTTTATAACCAACAACTTCTGACAATTCAGCCTTTGGTATTAATATAACTTTAGCCCAAGCATATCTGTAAATATTCGGGGCGATTTTTTTGTGGTCTTTAATTATAGCAAAAAAATTACTGTCTTCCTGTTCTTGTGATTCACAGCAAATGGAGTATCTATAAACATTCCATTTTTCTTTATAATCCATTGCTCTTTTATAAAGTGATTTATTTTTAAATGTTTTTGCTTTTATTTTTTTGATTTTTCTAAGTACAGAACAGTCATCTAATTTTTCTTTTGTTTGTGTGGGTTGTTCTTCTCCCTCAAATCCCTCTACGGGTGGCTCCTCTGTTGGTTCTTCCACAGGTTCATATGAACCCATTATATCAACACAATCAAACATTTCTTGCCACATGTTATCTTGATATAAAGTATAATCAGATAATTCTTCTGAATTAGAAAGTATATTAGACGCTTCGTTTTCGAACGTTGCATCTACATCAGATCCTCTTCCTATTATTCTATATAAATCCTTTTTATCATTAAATTGAAGAAAATTATAATGCCCAAATAAATTGTCTTCTACTTTTAGTTCATTATTTTTTCTTTCTTTTATCCATTTAGGTAAATCTACTTCTTCTCCGGATATGGGGTCAAAGACAACATCTGGCAACATACGTTTTTGTTCTATAATCGGGCTATAATCATTTCCGTAATTATACTCATATGTTGTTTCATTATATTTTTTATCTTCACTTAAAAATCTAGCGTAGATATCAGTATAATTTGGTTCTATTCGTTTATAATACGAATAGAGCATACCATCGGAAAATGCCCTAGATATAGAAAAATCAGAAATAACATCTAATTTTCTAATTCTCTCTGAACTCAATACATCCTGGTTGAAAGAATATTTTTTAATTTGTTTTTTACTCTTACAATCAGAAATCATTTTATTTGCACTTTTAAAGTGCCATCCATCTAAATCCTGCCAGAAAAAATAATTAGACCATCCATACTCACTATAAGCTGTTGCACTATCATCTTCGCCATCTACTGTTTCATTAGCCTTTTTCCATGCATATTTTGTTGCATAGTTAATCAACTGCAATAAATTCATATTTTTGGTTAATTTTTTATTTGGATATGTAAATTTTTTAGGGGAAAGCATGATACTATTGTCAGTTCCTTCTATTTCAAATTTCTCCCCATCAAAATAACGTTTTGCTAATTCATTTATAAGACCAGGACATTCTATTTCCTCTTCTTCTGTTGGTTCGTCTGGTATGTCTTCTTGGATTTCATCTATAATTTCATCTACTGAAATTTTTCCAACAAATCCAGCTTCAAGAGGACTCTTAGAATCAAATACAGATGATTCTTGTTTACTTGAAAATTTTAAAGTAACAATTCTAGAATGTACACCTTCCGGTAATAAAGTTAGATCACTGTGATCTGAACTTTCATCAAAGTCGTATATTTTAAATTTAGGAGAAACAACTATAAAGTCTTCTTCATCTTCATCTTCATCTTCTACTATAGTTTTTAATACAAATTGCAATGTCTCATTGCCTGTTAGTTGAAGAGATTCAAATTCTCCTTTAGTTGTATCAACACTAACAACTCCTCGCATAGAAGTTTCTCCAAGGGATTCAACGAACTCCATTATACCCAAGGATATTCTTCCGCTTGTATTTTCTTCTGCAAAATCAATTAGTTTTTCGCCCAATTCATCATAAATTGCTAGAGACATTACATCAATATCATTCGGGGAATCTGGCATATATTATTGACCTTCTATGAAGATTTTTTGTCCGCGTTTAAATGTGGAAGCTAATAAATTATTAATAAATGATGTTGCCTGATATGCTAAATCATTATTAATATATTTTATACTATTATTTTTTGTATTTTTTCTTATCTCTTGCTTTTCAAGTGTGTCATAATAAAAAGTATTTATATCATCCATTGAATTCGTGGATAACTTATAAAGAATAGTGGAAGTATCTGGAGCATCAGAAAAATCATATTCATCTGATAGATTTCCATCTATTATTTTTCTATATGGAGATAATTCAACTCCATTCAAGCCAGTATCATAAATAGAATTTATTTTTTCATATTCATTTTCTATTCTGCCTATTTTATATTCACCCTCTACGATTGGAGTATCGTTATTTCTTAATATGTAAAGATCGGGAAACTCTGCCAACGTATTTGGATTTTCAATATTTTCTATTTCCACTTGTACTATTATTCTTCTAAATTTTAAATCAAATTCTTTAATTACACCAGCAATTTTCCATGTATTTGGATTTGGATTTGTAGTTGTATCTGTATAGAGAACCATTAGATCTCCGGGCTGTACATTTGAAATTGTCTTTCCTTCATAAACATAATATGCTTTCCCTGGAAATCTAGATGATATATTACTTTCAAACCTGGATGACGGCAGAGGCATCTTATCGAAAGAATCAATATCATTTAAATGTGTTGTTAGCCAATATAATGATTTTCTATCTCCATATATCTGAAAACTTAGATTTTCTAGCTTTGGAGTATTTACTCCATTTTTTATTTTAATAATTGTATTATCTTTTTTTGTATTTTCAGATATTACAAGTGTTTTAAGTAAATTTTTTGTTTCTATTACCTGTCCAGTCGGAAGGGTAAATGTTGTTAACGGTAATTTATTAATAAATGACATTACTCTGCTCCTACTCTTCCTCTTCCATTTGCACGATAATAAATTTCAGATCTACATGCAAGTTTGGGGACACTTATGTATCCATAGTTTGCATATTCATCTTCCAATCGTGCAATTGGTTCCATATCGCCAAGTTCCAAACTAACGTGTGTTATTATTGGATAACTTTGATTTCCATCAATAACTACACTTTTTGTTTCATGGGAGGCAGCAACTTTCTTTAATACTAAGAGTTGCGGTTGACCTAATGCTGCTAATGGAGCAGAGTTATTGTTGTATGAAAACCCTCCACCATTTACTCTTACATGTTTAAGAGTAAAAATAGGAGGAGTCTTTATCAGATCTCTCTTTGAGATATCATCCGCAAATGATGTCGGGAAAGAATAACTCTCAAGTTCTGCTAGTATTTGAAGTATTCCATTTGGTCCGTAAACATCGAAGGGAGATTTTGCTATGAATTCATAATTTAATACATAAGATCTATCTACAGTTCCACTGTATTTCATTTCTTGTGTTGACATAGAAATACTTGGGGTGTCTGTGAATTCAGATTTTAATTTTTGTTGTATATCTTGTACTGCTGGATATGAGGATAGCAATCCTGTCACCATAGACCCAACACCACTCATGTAGATAAGACCAGAGACTAAAGATGCTATATCGTATCCTTGATTACTCATCTGTCCTGCCTCAAGACCAACTCCAGCTACAGTAGCTGCTAACATGGCAGAGTCAATTTGCGATTGTCTTCCCTGTGCAAATCCCTTCTGCATAGAATAGGCAATAGATTGCTCTACTACCTCATAGTTATGAGAAGTTAATCTCTCAACTAGTTGTGGCATTGGTATATACCAGGTCTTAAATGGCTGTTCCTGTCCCAAAGCAACCTTTGCTCGTGTAGTTAATAGATTTGCCTTATAAGCATCTAATTTAAGATAATCAGAAAAAGAATCTACTCTGGTTGTCTCTGATAATGCAACAGATATATCTACCATGTGTGATCTCCCACTATATATAGACATGGCATATAAATCAAAATATAATCCTGAAAATCCAACTAAATACATTGGAAATCCAAACAATATCATTTGCAGATCCAGCTGGGAAAGAAAAATGTGCAAATATTTGGATTTAAACGAAAATGTCATAAAATGGGCATCTGAGGAGTTTTCGATTCCATATTATTCTCTGGTTGACAACAAATGGCACAAATATTACCCCGATTTTTTATGTGAAATAAAAAATAAAAACGGGGAAATTAAAACATATGTACTTGAAGTAAAACCATTAAAACAGACAAAACAACCAGAAAATAAATCTGGCAAGAAAAATCTACAAGAAATGGCTAGATTTTCAATAAATAAAAGTAAGTGGGAAGCAGCAAAAAAAGTTTGTGATGAAAATGGGTGGATTTTCAAACTCATAACAGAGAAAGAGCTATTCAAATGAGTCTAGATCTAACAGATATAAAAAATCTCCTGTCGTCGCCCCAGAAAAAAGCTTTACATACAAATAAATTTTCTGTTGATATGTTTATGTTTCATCCAAAATATTCAAATTATACCTCAGTTGTAGATTACCCTGCCGTTGCAGTTACCTCTCCTACATTAGGGGTTCAGGCAGCTAAATTTGAATATCAAAACATTCCGTTGCAAGTTCCGATCAAAAGACAAAATAGAAATCAACTTTCTATAACATTTTACACAACAGAAAAATTAGAAATATATTCCACTTTAGTTTCAATGATAAAATCATATGGTGGAGAATCCACTGGTTATGATGGAAATCAACCAACCGTATATACGTTACAAAATATGTACAATGTTGCAATACGAGACAATGTAATTTGGATCCGTCTTCTCTCCGAAGAGGATGGACATATAGTAAATGAAATTGGTTATAGTGAAGTATATCCAGTTGACATTCTTCCTATGAATTTTAATTCAACTGATCCAGCCAGACCTGGAACATTCACTGCCCTGTTTAATTTTGCTAGAACTACAACTAGGTACTTAGGAGAAGTCTAAAATGATGATTGATTTACTGAAAAAATCTATACCAGAATATAAATTATTTTTACCTGATTTAAATAACACCTTTTCATATAGACCGCTATTGGTCAAAGAAGAAAAATTTTTATCTATTATAACAACCATAAATTGTTCTTTTGATGAAAAATTAAATAATCTTTGTATGCTTGTTGACTCTTGTTTTAATAATAAAATTGAATCTAAAAAATTAACCATAAATGATTTTCAACTAGCATTGAATTCTATAAGACAAAAATCAATATCAGAAGTAGCAGAATTTAAAATAACATGTCCATACACAAAAGAATTAGTAAATATAAAATTAAATTTGAATAGTTTTACTGAAAACAAAACAGATAAATTATTAAAAATTTTAATAAATGAGCAATTTATTTTTGTAATAGAGAAACCAAAAGTATCAAGCCTTTTTCTTTTAACTGATTTCCCTTCTAATGATGAAGATTGGTTCAAAATTTTGTGTGATTGCCTAGTTGAAATAGTAACAGAAAAAGAAAAAATATCTCTTCAAAACTCTTCTATAGAAGAAAAAATATCCTATATTGAACTAATAGATAAAAATTCATTTAAAGAGATCAAAAAATTTGTTAAATCCAATACAATTTCATTTGAAATAAATTATATTAGTTCGGATGAAATGGAAAGAAAAATAGAGGTAAATGATTTTGTAAATTTTTTCAAATTCTTTTTGGTCATGTTGATTTAATATCAATTAGTAAATTAATATTCACATTAGTTCATTCATATAACATGGCAATCAATGATATAGAAAATATGATTATATGGGAGCGAGATATCTACATAACTATGTTAAATGCAAAACTAGAAAAAGAAAAATTACAAAAAGAAGAAAATACAGAAATGCAATTCAAAACAGGACTCTATAGATGAATACCTTAGAAAACGATGTCGTACTTGACCCAATAGTATCTAAAGACGGCATTTATTCTGATGATATCTATTCACAAGATAACAATTTCATTTATGAGAATTCAGATTATCAAGAAAATTCTAATTCTTTTGATATACATTCACCAAAGCAAGAAATATTAGATCCGTCTGTACAAATAACAGCAAAACCACAAGAACAAATACAAGAAAATTCTATAGAAAAGCCTGATCCAATGAAAGATCAGCAGAGCCAGGCAAACTCAAATTCTGAGAGAGATTCATTCACTAATAGTAGATTTAATCGTGGAGACGGATTGGGAGGATCTGGAGTTGGAAATGCTGGAAGATTATCTTCTGAAACAATAAAACCATCGCCCATGGCAAGCTCACGGGCGATGGATACTAAATTGAGAATTGCTAATAAATCAGGACCAGCCTGGAGAGAAAATTACATATAATCACTCGTTCGCGAGACGCTCGAAGTAATCGAGTGCATCCGTCTCTTCTGAGACTTCCTCACGAACTGAAGAGGTGTCCTCAACGTCCTCAACAGTCTCGTTGTTAGTCTCAGTAGAACGAAGATCTGCCCCAATGACGCTATCGAACTTCTTCTTCAGTTCATCATATGACTTGAACTGATCTGGAGCGACGAATGCCTGGAGAGAATACTCCTTCTTCCAGAGTTCCTCAAGTTGCTCATCATCGCCACCAAATAGTTGGCTAGGACCAGCAAACTCAGACTTGTCATAGTTGACATAACCCGCAACCTTGCGAATCTTCAACTTGAAGTCTGCACCCTTCCAGAAGTCGAATGGGTTGATAGGATCCTCATCCTCGAACTCAGGACTCATAGCCTCCTGAATCTTGTCAAAGATCTTCTTACCATAGCGATAGAGGAATACCTTACCCTCATTTTGAGGATTGCTAGGATCGCTCACAACAAGAATGTTTGAGATGTACTGCATCTTACGCTTACGATCGCGTGCGATGTTCTTGTCGCTCTCGATACCGCTGTTCCAGAGTTCGGTGTTACCCTGACAGACAGGACAAGTACCCCCAATAGTGGTTGGGCAGTTCTCAATGAACCATCCACCCTTACCTTGGAATCCGTGGGAGAAAGTCTTCACCCAAGGAAGTTCCTCATCTCCAGGAGCAGGAAGGAAGCGAATCACGGCATAGCCGTTCTCGGACTTGTCCATCTGGGGCTTCCAGAAGCGATCGTCCTTGTAGGACTCCTTGCTCTCGGTCTCCTCGATCTTCTTCTGAAGATCTGCAATACTACTCTGTGACTTCTTCTTAAAATCTGCAAAACTCATGTGTTATCCTTTCCCGAGGACCTACCCCGGCACTATTACACTGGGACCATCCCAGTACTAAATAAACAATTATATCATATACATGTCAAAAAGGAAGCTGAGATAATTTTGGTAATAAATTAATCTCTTGTCCTTCTATTTTTATTTTTTCTATTATTGGTTTGGATAGAAGTTTAGCACCCATTTCTGGTCCAAACCCATAATCCTCTGATACTGAAATAGTAGCGTCAATATAACTTCCGTCATTTTTTACTGCCCAGCTTATTATATCATTACAAAATTTATTTTTAATATCTTCAGTTATCATTAGTTCCCTTGTTCTATTTCTTAAAAAGTGTTTTCTTTTTCTTTGCAATATTTTCTTCTGATGTTGCAGGCTTTATTTCTTCTTTTACTGACTCTATACTCCAGGTCCATCCTGATTTAGTATTATAAGACCATACTCCGCCATTCGCTAATGTATGTCTTTGTCTGAAAAAAGGTGCCTTTGAATCTTCGTTTGAAAGAACCCAAAATCTGGTAGCCATTTATATCTCCTTATTATAGCTAAAATAATAAAGAATGTCAATACAATTATATATAATATAAGTAGAACGGAGAATCTAAATGTCATTAAAAGTAAATGTATATGGCGGAAATGCTGACTTTTGTACAGACTATGGAACAAGTCCAGTTGGTACTGGATGTCATATTCCTTTATCTAAAGTAGTATGGGGAGATAAAACAAGTTCATATAGAGTAAATGAAACAACCCCAATGCCTGTTCAGGTAATGGCAGTAACCGGAGAAGCATTAGTAATTTCCGGTAATGTTGGAGCCAGTGGATCTTTACCTATAGTAAACTATGAAGTTGCTGGTGTTAGTGCTTCAACCTTTCACTACTTAGCCGTTGCTGGTTCGACAACAGGTGATCCTCTTGCTATAACAGGAGAAGTTTGTATTCCATGCCCAGTGACAATTACTGGCGAAAGATCA